CGTACCACGCAAACAAATCCAGCATTTAATAAGGCATCTTCTACACTTCTACCACCAGCTAATGATCCAATACCAGAACCTATAGCAGCACCTCCTGGTCCCCCTAATGCAAAACCAATAGTACCACCAATAATAGGTGCAGCTTTCTTCAAAACTTTAGTAATGCTTTTAAATATACCCATAGCTTATAATACCAATTAATTGTTGATTATTCAATCCTATATCTGTGATATCGCACTTGTTGTTATTCTAGTCTTAATTAGTTCTTGTATACTAGCTACAACAAGAAGTCTGTTTGCGGTTGTTGCCTGTACTTTAACAATATCTCCGCCTTGCAATATTAAATCTTTTGTTAATAATTCTTCTGTCGCATGACCTGCTACTGCTTTTTTAAAAATTGTAAATACGTCATTAGCAGTATTTGTTATTGTAACTGTTATTGTATCACCATTATTGCTGTCATCATGAACTATAATAGAACTAATAATAGAAGCGTTAGATTCTGCCCCAGTTGGAGCCGTATATAAAATAGTTGCATCTGTTGTTGTTAAATCAAGCTTTGAATTTGTCAAACCTTGAATATATTGAGGAATACTGGTTACTAACATTATCGTCTTCCATCCTCTCTTATATTGGCTCTTGGTGTACCAAGCTTGTATTTAGTACCCAAAGAAGTAGAATCAATTCGTAAAGCAAAGGATCTTCCTCGTAAACGAAAGTTTAATTTTTCTGTAAATTGCTCAACTGGACTTGTTGCACTTCTTTGTGTGCTACCTGTTTCTGTTTGACTAAAATTAGCCCCTGGAAAGTTCTTAGCTTTAACTGTAAAACTAACATCGGGGTTTACACTTGTTGAACCACTAAATGTAATATCAGGTACAATTTGATTTAAAAAGACATACTTATCACCATCTCCAATATCTACTGGAGCAGATTCAATAAAAGAAGTCATTGCGGATCCATCGTCATCAAATCCAACTTCATGGTTGTATAAATATTGTCCACCTGTTGCTATTGGTAATGTTCTTATACCTCTGTCAAGCCATGCTTGACGAGCCATTGTACCATAATACCAAACTTTTTCCGAGTAATTATAAGCAACATACTTATCTATTTCTGTACTACTGGATGATGGATAAAACCACAAAAGCTCACTAAACTCAGAGTTAACACCAACGTGTACCTTGTCTCTCTCTTCAAAGTTAAAATCTAAAAATACTTTATCTTTAACAGTGCAAGGTAATTGTATGGTTTGACCACCACCATACACATAAAAAGTATCGACCCCCATCCAGTAAACAGCGTCTTCTACAGCAATAGCAGAAGAAGAACTCATAATAGTTATATTCTTTGATAGTTCTTGCAAACCAAAAGTAAATGGAGGACCTATAAATTTCATGGCGTGTAAAGTTTTATTCGTAAAAACAAGTAACTGTTGTTTTGTTTCTACGGCTTGAACAAAAGTAGATCCACCTCCCAGTCTTAAATCACCAGCCGTGTTTGTAGCGTTAGGATACCACTCAAGAGGATTTTCTTGTGAAGAAAATCTAATTAACAATGGATCTTGTACTCCATCACCATCTACCCCCGTAGGACTTGTGTTTAAATTATCACACCCAAAAGCTATAACGTGCCTGTCTTGGTCAGATACCAAAACTTGTTTGGCTCTTTGTGGTATACTTGTTTTTGTACCTGCAACCGTGTTTAATAAAACGGCTCTCCCACTCAAACCATTTGTTCTATCCCAATAATAAATAGCACCATCTCTTGGATTAAGAATTAGATCTTCTCCAAAGTTATCGTGTGACCACAATCTAATCTGTGCACCGGGAACCGTGATCGATGCAGAACTGCCCCATCCTACAAAGTCATCTGTTGGTAAAGTATTACCCACTGCCAATCGAACCAATGATCCATTATCGTGGGTTGTTGCTGTGGTTCCACTATGTCCACGAGTTACGGTCATTGTATTGTCATCTGTTGTTGCTGAGATAAGCATTAATTCATTGTTAACTAAAACCACATCATTTGCTGTGTTCATTCCTGTTTCATCAACAACATCAACACCTGTCTCACTATTATCTAACGCTTCATTTAATGTGGTTGATAAAGCACCATTTGTTGTACCACTCCATTGACCAGCACCCCAACCAGTACCTCCAACTGTTACGTCAAGACCAGTATTTAATTGATACGCTCCAACAACACTAGATCCACCATTACCTGAGTCAGAAGCATTGGCTGCAATAGATGATGTAACTGTATATGAATTAGAGCTTATAACCGATATAATTTTGTATTCTTTGTTAAGAACATTTGCTGTAATATTACCACCTAAACTTGCAGCTCCAGAAAATGTTACAAAATCATTTTCGTTTGCTCCATGAGCGGGATCTGAAACAGTTATTGTTGTTGAGCCATTTGTAGCACTAAATGTAATATCCCCTGCACTGGTTGTAGCTCTAATAGGTGTAATGTCATTGAATCCTTGACCTTCTTCAATATAATATTTTAATTGTGTGCCTATGCCAAGTAAGTCTGCACCATCTAATGTAACCCAATTATGTAAACGTCTAGCTGAACCTTCAAAAGTACTTGTAGTGTATTTTGTCCAACCCCCTATTTTTTCGGGGAAACCAAACCTAAATCTAACTTTATTTCCATCAATATAACCACCTTCATTACTCTCGGCAGTAATATCAGAAACAATCCCTGGTTTAAATTTTAATTTAGTAATAGGCATTATGCTGTGTTCCCTGCTAGTGTTCCAGAATTATTAAGTGTAACAACATTACTTAGACCGTTTATGTAGTTACCTGCAGCTCCCCCTGAAGTAGCACCCCCACCATTTGTTGGTGCACTTGAGGGAAAAGAAATACTATCTCCTGATCCATTACCTCCTGCCGTACCGTTGCTACCTGCTGCGCCTAACGCACCACCATTACCACCAGCACCGCCAGCACCTGCATTCTCGCCGCCAGCTGACCCCCCTGATGCGCCTGAACCTGCACTTTGATTATAGCCTGCGCCCACACCACCTGCACCTGCTGATCCACCAGATGTAATAGATTTTACTTGTAAACTAAAATTAAAATCAAAATTATTGTAGTATAAATTAGTGCCACCACCAATATTACTTAAATATCCGACTAAGTAATAAGTGGTATTCCCGTTCAAGTTCATGGTTTGACCACCTGTATAAGTGCCACCACCTTGTCCTTGACTAGCAGATGTATTACTTGTGCTTATATTTATTTGAGGACTTCCATAACCACTACCATATGTTGAAGTTAATGTGGCACTGGTTAAAGTATATGTCCCAGTTGTACCTAGTTGAAAGGAACAATAAAAGGGGCCTCTATTGGCAAGAGATCCTCTAAAACTACTTGAAGTGGTAAAAAATCCCCAACTATTATTAACTCTACCTGATTGTAAAGCATTTAAATCTACACCACACCATTTTCTGTCACTGACAACACTTTGACCATTTAAATCATTACTACCACCATATCCAGGTTTTGATCCTGCATCAAACCAAGATGGTGCATCATTGTTAGGTGTGTTTCCAGAACCATAAGGTGTTCCACCTTCATCCACAAAATTATTTAAAGAAGCATTCGCAGCGACAACACCATTACCACCAGTGCCTCCGTTACCACCTCCTCCACCACCAGATTTGAGGTTACCATTGTTAACTATGTTACAAGCAGTACCTACAAATATAGAATCACCTCCAGTACCACCACCAGCTGCTCCACCTTTGCCATATATATTACCATTATTTGTTATAGTAATATCTCCAGTACCCCCAGATGGAACATTGATAGCATAAGTGCTTGTGGTTGTAGCTCCTACAGTAACGCCAGAGTTAACAACTATAAACTTAGGATAATCAAGAGTGAAATCATCACCAAATATAGTTGATGCATTTTGATTGGTTGTGTCAGAAGTTATGGTAAATTGAAAACCTATACCTGTTCCATAATAATCACTAAGAGATAAAGCACCACTTGTAGGAACATTAGCAGCTAAATGTGTAGCAGTATTGTTTCCAGCCTTGGCTTTGATCTTGGTTCCTTGACGATAATAGTCACCCATAGAAACAGGCGTGTTACTCCCAGGACTAAATTCATCCCTTATGTTGGCAAAACTTATTGCTCCAGATCCAGTTAACGCCATGATTATTTCTTC